GCCTTCGACAACTTCATACTTTAAGTCCATATAGAAATTTTTATGGTACTGTTTTTAAGTTCTTAAAGATATGAAGCCATATGTAATCAAATGTCTCTCACGATCCGTATGTCCGCCGTGAACAAACCCAACTTGGACAAGGTTATCAAGAGTAACAAGCGTCTCAGGTCTGCGTTTCACACGAGGAAGGCAAACAGAAACACCCATCGTATAGCCCTCGATGAGTTGGATACATTCCTGGAACTCGTGGATGAAGCCATCGATGCCATGAATGACACACACGCCGAAATTGAGAGGGCACAGGAGAAGTTGTACAAGTTGTATGATTTTTGCGGAGAGGTGCCAATGGATGACGAGTGTCTCTATTAAAGATTTGAACGGATAGTTGTGTATAATGCAAAAAGTCCTCGATCATGGTTTCGTACGTCTCGTGGATCACATGCCTCAAAAAGATTTGGATTCGTCCATCGTCCAGTCAGCACGAGTCTCCTACGGCGACGGCACCAAAACCTCTCGTGGAGACCGTGGTCTCATTCGTTACCTCTTACGTCACTGGCACACAACCCCTTTTGAAATGGTCGACTTCAAATTTCACATCAAAATGCCCATATACATCGCCAGGCAACATCTTAGACACCGCACCGCCAGTGTGAATGAGTTGTCTGCTCGGTACTCAGTAGTTCCCAAGGAGTATTATGAACCTGATACGTATCGCGGTCAGTCCGAAGTGAACCACCAAGGTTCGGAGGGTGTCGTGGAACTTGGTGGTAACCTAGATGACAAGGTTTCTGAACACTTGAGCCATTCCTTCGATGTCTACGAGGAACTCTTAGAGGGTGGGTGCTGCCGGGAACAGGCTCGAGGCATACTTCCACAGTCGACCTACACTGAGTTCTATTGGAAGATTAATCTCCACAACCTTCTCCACTACCTCCATCTCCGAATGGACGCTCACGCCCAGAAGGAAATTAGGGATTACGCGACGGCCATTTTTGAGTTGGTGAAGCCCCTCGTCCCCATCACCATGGAGGCGTTCATGGATTTTAGGGTGAATGCAATGCAGCTGACAGGTCCAGAGATTGAAGCGATCGCCACTGGAAAGGAAATCGAATCCCCTGGGGAGCGCCGCGAGTTTCAGGAAAAGTTAAAACGCTTAAAATTAAATGTCAATACAAAGTAAATGCTTGCCATCACAAACACAATGACCGTATTCGCCGCCGATAAGAAGAACAAGGGGTTCAAGAGACTGAGTAAGAAGATCCAAAAGGATCGTGACGCTGACGTGGACAAGATCAAAGAGAAGTTCTCTGATATTTTCCGTGATGAGCAGCGTCGCATGAAGGGGTACCTAGAGGAGCATAATAGGTTGATCAAGAAGGATGATAAACCCAAGAAGGTTGGTAAAAAATCTATCGACTTTTACGAAAAGTAAACCATAAGGTGCAAAAAACAAAAATCATCGCCAAGGGTGGATTATCCCCAAATCTCTCAGCCAGTAGAGCGCATACAACGCTGTACTGGACGAGCCTAATTTCCTGTTGTGTTTTGACCATTGATCGTTTCATGGACCCCCTCGACTTTTGAAGTCCCGAGACAGCTGTGTTTATCTTACCAATCGTACCAGGTATCTCAGTGGTCTTCATGAATATGTCCCCAACGTCCACGGATTCTATGATTTGTTGTTGGATGAGAGGTTCCAGGTATGTGAAGTAGTTAAAATCTGGATCCAGTTTGAGACAAATACCTTCGATCGTGGAGAAGGCTTTGGCGAGATATACAAAACTACTGGGTACCACGAATGGCTTTTCCACAGCGAGCTGTGCGGCGAGATCGTCGTTCACGATTCCAGAACCATCTAGGGTTTCCAGGTATCCCAATATGGTTTCAAAGAAGAGTTCGATATCCGAAACATCTGAAGATGTTGGGACAATCACACCCAGTTTGACTAGAGTATCAACTATACCAGCGGTATCCCGCATGATTATGAAACCAAACAGTTTTGTGAAACCATTCCTGAGTTCCTCAGATAATGGTACGAGCAATCCAAAATCATAAAATACAAGTTTCCCTTTTGATGAAAACCCCAAGTTACCTGGATGTGGGTCAGCGTGAAAGAGACCATTGTCCATAGTTTGAATGACATACGAGTTAATCAGGGCTTCACAGATCTTCTTCTTGTTCACCCGTTTGTCGGTGATTTCAGTCAACTTTGTAGATGGAACATATTCCATGACAATCATTTCATCGTTCGAATACTTCTTGTACACTTTAGGAACTTTTACCCAATCAACATCTTTCATACTTTTTCGAAACTTTATGGCGTTATCAATTTCTTGTTTATAATCAGCCTCACCCAAAAGATACTCTATAGATTCGTCGAGGACTGACCCCGAACTGTTTCCTGTATCGATACCCACGCGTTCGAGAAAATGTACAATGTCGCGTATGGTGTCGGTATCTTCCTTCATGATATCGAGGATACCAGGACGTTTTAATTTTACAACAACCTTTTGACCGTTTTGGAGAGTGGCCATATGGACCTGGCCGATACTCGCAGATTTAAATGGTACAGGGTCAAATTCCTTGAAAATATCGTAATTTACAATGGTATCGAATTCCACGGGGGGGACGTCATCTTGGAGTGATTCCAATTCTTTTGTAAATTCGGGTGGATAGAGATCACCCCTCGTCGAAGCGATTTGACCTAATTTTACAAAGGTTGGTCCAAGTTCGAGGAGTTCCTCCTTTGTCCAACGACCGAGTTCTGTTTTATTTTGTACAGTGGCATTCTTCCACAAGAATTTACCAGCAAACTTCCATGTTTTCAGCTTTCTGTTAGGAACTCCAACTGTTGCATGTTGAGCAACACATAACATTCTACTTTCTACAGAGTTTTTTATTTTCTTAAGTTATTTAAATGGTAAAACTCGCCAATTTATTCGGTCCTATCACGGGTCCAGCTGAAGTATTCGTGCGTACCCAACCGATTGTTTTTTCCCTTATTATCATGTATCAGGGTCTCTTTTCGGGAAATGCATTCAAGGTACCTGATCGTCTCATGTCACTTTTTGAAAATAAAGCGTTCCGTTTCATTTCCCTCATGCTCATCGCCTTCAGTGCTACTCGCGACATTGAGTATGCTCTCTTTTCCACCTTGATCTTTTTGAGTGTCATGTATGCTTTCAAGACTCCAGAAGAGCGCGAAAAAACTGGCTTCATATAATAGAATGTGGCAGTTGTTCGTTCTTATGTATTTCTCATATCTCATCTTGGGGCCACACTGGGAATCGAAACTTATCACAGGTGACAGACTTGCCATCGTGGACAGTCTGTCTGAATTTGGGAGACGCTCGATATTCATCTCCTATGTAGCCCTCCTCATGATTGCGTGGTTTTTGTACAAACCTTCACAAACCGCCTTCATCAGTGCCCTCCTACTCACAGTGATGGCGATGACTGGGTTTCATATGAAATATGGACCTGAAAAGCCATTTCCGATGCATCTCATTCTAACACTTTTCCTTCTTTACCAGGGGCGAGACTACATGAAGCCGCAGCTTTGGTTCACACTCGCACTCACCATGTTCTACACGCTGATGCATGAAAAATTATATATCCCCTAAAAGTAGAATGAAGGTTCATATAGTCGGTGCCGGACCTACCGGTATGTCCCTCGCTTGGGAAATTCTCAGGTCGACTGACCATGAAGTCACTATTTATGATAGAAAGCTTTCGGCGGGTGGTTCATGGTGGGAACCAGAAGGTGATAAGAGGGATCTCCACGCACACAGGATCGTATTCGACCGTGCATTTGTGAACACGCGATCCTTATTTGATGAAATGGGTATAAAATGGAACCAGGTATTCGCACCCGTTGAGAAGAATGTCTACAGTCTCATGTTTCAATCACTTCGAGCTTCCGACTACGGTACACTCACATCCCTCGCTATTCGGGTACTCACCCAACCTAAAAAGTACAAAGGTGTCTCACTCAAAAATGCAATCGGAAAATTGAGTGAAACGGGAAACACATTTGTGGAGCATCTTCCACTCATCATGGACGGTGTGACTTGGGATGTCATGTCCGCATATGAATTCGTAAAAAGTTTTGACCATGTCGCAATGTCGAAGCAGTACACACAGTCTGGGTCGGGTAAGGTGATGTGTGACATGATGGAACAGGCACTCATAGATGCCGGTGCGAATTTTGTGTTCAATACCGAACTCATGGATGTGAAGTATGGGGAGGATACCTTTGTGGCGAAGTTTTCAGATGGAACCGAGATAACGGAGGATATGTTGTTCCTTTGTCTCGATAACAGTCCAGCCCTCAAGTTTCTTGGTAAAAATTGGGGACCCACCGCGGACAGTAAGGTTCGTGAAAGTACATACGGAGCCATAAACATTCTTCTAGACTTTGAAGATCGAGTACAACTCCCAGATGATCTCGAAATTGCCATGAAAACTGAGTGGAACCTCCAACCAGTAGTTCTCGCTGATGGTAAGACTGTGTCATGTGTCATATGTGATCTTAATGAAGAAATCGTCACCACTGATCCAGATACACTCAAAGCTGGGGTACTCGAACAATTGGGTCTCACGGAACCCAAAGAGATGCGTATCGGTTGGGGTGCTAAATGGGGTGGTGATCGTTGGGAATTTTCACAGTCTTCAGGGGTCCTCAGTCTCTATGGACAACTTCCATTCTTCGGGGAATGTTCAAAGGTTGCTATGTGTGGTATGATGTCTCGACGAGAAACCCCCTACTCGAGTATCGAGGCGGCTGTAGAAGTTTCTAGAGCACTGAGCCATGAACAGTTCGGTACGAGAGAACCCTTACAACCCATAATGATTTCTCAAGTTATCTCGTTCGTGTTCGTGCTACTTATAGTTTTAATCCTCATGTATCGTATGCGTAACCAATGAAATTCGTAGCTACTGTTCATGAGCCGATGTACGAATTTAATTCTAAAAAGTATATACGCTTGGTGGTTCCCCAAAAAGTTTCTGAAATTGTCAGGCGTATGCATGCATCCAAGTCACAACTCATCGTCAATCAAAATGTAGATGTTCCCCTCGATGGTAGGGTTCTCACCGTAAAAGTTCCGTTCCGTTATAGGAGAGTGATGTGTGAGGTCAAGGGTCGACCTGTGCAGTCTCTTATAAAGGGGGATGAAGTGGAAGTTGAGGTGGACTTCAAGGGTGTTTGGAATGTAGGTAATTACTCCGGCTTCTCTTGGATACTTTCGAGTTCCTCTGCGGGAGCCTCCACAGGTTGATTGGGGTCGTTGGGGAGATCAATCTGGGTGAGACCACCCTTCTTGAAACCCTGGAAGGTCTGGAGCATACCCTGAAGGCGGAATATCTCTTGGGTCATCTGTTCAATGTTCATCTGGAGCTTCTTAATGTTCTCTTCAACGTCGACGATAGGCATCTTTGTACTCATTTAAAGTTTTTCCTCTTTAAATCAGTATGCTTACTCGAACTGGATACCTAGTGAATACAGGTCCAATTCAAGAAATTAAAAAAGAACTTACGGTAAGACCACACGTCAATGGGGACTTTGGATTTCCTCCACCGCCTTTCAAAGTTTTCAGACCAACTAAGAATGGAGTGTGCGTTCCCCGATTCTACGGAACTGCTAAACTTGGGGAAGCCCGCGAGGACCGGAGACCCGAACCCACCCGAATCCGGACCAAATTCGCTGGACAGCTCCGAGACGCTACACACCAAAACGAAGCACTCGCAGCAGCAATTCAGGCAGGCCATGGCGTCCTTTCTCTACCATGTGGGTATGGGAAGACGACGGTATCCTTGGCTATAGCGTGTAAGTTGGGGTATCGTACGATGATTGTCGTCCACAAACAATTCTTGGCAGATCAGTGGCGTGAACGTATCCAGCAGTTTTGTCCGGGTGCCACAATTGGAGTTGTCCAACAAGACAAGAAAGAGGTTGACTGTGACTTTGTGATTGCTATGCTTCAATCTCTCTCACTCAAAGAGTACTCGTTTACAGACTTTGATACGGTGGGTACCCTAATCGTAGATGAAGCCCATCACATTTGTGCAAAGGTGTTTAGTCAAAGTCTCTTCAAGATGTGCCCTCGTCACATATTTGGACTTTCGGCAACCCCCGAAAGGAAAGATGGTCTCACGAAAGTTCTTCATTGGTTCATGGGTCCCACTTTCTTCGCTGTTGAGAGGAAAAATCAGGAACAAGTTGAAGTGTTCCCAGTGACTTTCGATTCTCCAAACTATAGAAACCCACCACCATCCATGCGAAATGGGAAAATTTCCATGCCCAACATGATTACTGAAGTTGTCGAGGACAGGGCACGAAACAAGATGTTGGTGGAACTCGTGAAGAAAGCTTCAGCCGGGACAAGACAACTCCTCGTCCTCAGTGATCGAAGGCAACATTGTGAACTCCTCCATCAATGTTTCCCCAAAACCTCTGGTCTCTACATGGGTGGTATGAAGGAGGCAGCTCTACAGGAATCCTCAAAGAAGAAGATTATTTTTGCGACGTTCAGTCAGGCTCACGAAGGCCTGGACATCCCAACTCTCGATACGGTCATTCTCGCATCACCAAAGTCTGACATCACTCAAAGTATTGGAAGAATTATGAGAGAAACCACGGGGAAGAAGAACGATCCCCACATCTACGACGTACATGACCCATGGTCAATCTTTACGGCAATGTATTACAAACGTATGAAAGTGTACAGACAAGGTGGTTTCAAAATTCATGGCAAGGTTGTCGAAGAAAAGAAGAGTGAGTTCCCTCAGGGAAAGTGTCTGTTTTTATAATCTGAACATCTATTAAAATGTCTGGTGCATTAATACAACTCGTCTCCAAGGGAATACAAGATGTATATCTCACGAGTGACGAAGGACATTCGTTCTTTCGTGCGAAGTTCATGAGGCATACAAACTTTTCACAGACAACCAAACTCATCAAAACAATGAACGAAAATGATATATCCATAACGATACCAGTTCTCGGAGACATGATTAATGCTATATGGTTTCAGGGATCTGATAAGTTGATGGATATGTTTTTTAAATCTACAATCGATTTGTATATTGGTGGACAAAAAATAGATTCTCAACATTTCGATTATTACGCTGACATATGGCCAAATTATCTAACTGATACATATAGTAAATCTAGAGAACTAAACAATAAAACAAGTTCCGTGAATTCTGGATTTCTACCACTTCAATTTTTCTTTTGCAATCACAAAGCATTTTTACCCCTCATATCACTTCAAAATCACCAGGTGGAAATAAAAATTACTTTGGATTCAGATATTGTCAGTGGTCTAACGGACATACAGAAAAAATATGAAGT